AAAGAACAAGTTGAAGGACAGCATTGTCAATGCGAGAGAAGTTGCATGTTCCAGAGGGTTGGTGTTCCTCTGGGCGAAGAGCGAAGGAGTAGACGTTGATACCAGTATCCGGGGCACGGGTGTGGTGTTGGAAGGGTTGGACAACATCAAAGTAGGATCCTTCACGCTCAGAGAATCTATCCTGTCCGTTAAGTTGCAACTTGGCAGTAACAACTGGGTTTTCACCCCAGCAGTGAAGGTCAAGAGCAGTCTCGGCAAGAACGAATGTTCCGGCATCAGAAAGGGATGATCCGCTGACAGCTCCAGCTTGGTCAGTGAATGGGGTAAGGTTGTTGGCGTTAGAAGCCCAGTCAAGTGTGGCATTAAGTCCGGAAGCATCAATCGCACCAGGCATCTGGAAAAGACCAGATGAGTTGATGAAAGCATTCACACCCGATGTCTCAGCTGGTCCTCCAAAGGCATGGATAGCAGGAGGAAGAGCATCAATGGCATCAGTGTAGTTGAATGGTTGAGCACCAAGAGTGCGGAATAGGACTTGTCCGCTGTCAAGAGAAGCGCAATAGTCAACGTTGGCATCAGGTTGAACAACCCAGATGAGTTCCTTGCAAGGATGGTTGAAGTTCAACTTGATCTTGTTGGATGAGGAACCAACAGATTCATCACCAGTGAATTGAACTTGTTCAATGAGGTACTCGTGGGGGTTCTGGGCCATCTTTCTGCGTTCATCGGTATCAAGGAATACGTAATCAACATAGAGAGAAGCAGCAACAAGAGATTGTTGGTAAGCAGCAGAAACAGTGACAGTTCCGGCAGGTGAGGCAGTTAGAGACTTAACAGCCCACAAGCACTCACCAATAGGACGGAAATCAATGTTGATCTTGACTTCGTGGTATTGAAGAGCAATAAGAGGAAGGGCAAGACCAGGGTTTCTGCAGAACCAGAAAAGAAGGGGAACATAAAGGGTGGTCTCTGGAAGAGCCTTGCGGGGAGCGCAAACCTGGGCAGGTCCTCCGGCAGCGGCACAGGGTCCAGATACATCAGCGAAGGTAGGATCAGTGATGTAGGTAAGTTGGGTGGTGTGACCAACCATCTTGTAGTAACCCTTGAGTTGCTCGGATGACATGGTAAGTTGGTTCCAGATGTGCATCCAGTCACCATATTGTCGGTCAATTCTTTGACCTCCAATTTCAACCTCAACCTGGGCAATGAGTTGCTCTCCGGGGAAATCCAACCAACGAGCATAGACTCCGTCGTTTCCAGTGACAAGGGATTGGTCAATTTGAGGAAGAGTGACCTGAAGGTAGGTGCGGTAAGCAAGATCACCATTTCTGGAGATGGTGCATGTCACACGGCGACCAAAATCAGCCTGTCCGGAGAATGTCTGTTCAATGCTCTCCATAGCGAAGTTGGTGTGTCTGCGGTATGAGACCTTCCAGAAGGTAATTTCAGGGGTTCCAGTAAGAAAGACGTCTTGGGCGCCATAGGCGACAAGTTGCATAAGACCACCAGCCATTTTTTTATATACTACAAAAAGAAAAAAATATTGGGGGTTTTTGCTAAATAAATGAATATACAAAATATACACCAATATATATAAGGCGTTGTAAATAACATGAAACCCTAAATACTATAAATATTTGACACCATACTATGGTACAAAAATGCAATTATTTAGAAATTTTCATATTAGATATCACAAAATTTTCTAAATAATTTTCCATAAATACTTCGCGTTTGTTTTCGTGTTTTTTCGTAAATACATAACTATCTCCATTTTTCTTTATAGTCCATCCTGTGTCTAAAGCATTCATAATAAATACCATTTTTTGGAAATGATGTTTGTCCATTTGAATATTATTGTTTAATTCTATATTTATTTCCGTGGATGACATATATATTTTCAAAATATAACATAAAATCATTATTTACGAGTAAAACCATTTGATAATAAAATCACATAAATAAATACACAAATAATTATTCAATCACAATATTAAATATGAATAATCAAAAAAATGTAAAATATACTAAAATAAATACAATTGATGAAAAACACACGGAAATGGTAAATAAATTTGTGGATATAGAAGTCAATAAAATACCGGAATTGCAATTGGAATTAAAAAATATTAAACATGCATTGAAAAACCGTGAGGGAATGTCAATTGAAAAAAGAATGGACCTACAGGATTCGTATAAAAAAATAAAAAAGGATATTGCAACTATGAAAAATGAAAAAAATAAATATTTTTTAGAAAATTCCAAATATATTTTCAAATATTTTGAAGATAAAAAAAAAATATCGGTGGGGGACAATGTTCAAAATACCAATAAAGTCAATTCCTTTTTCAAAATTAAAGAACATTTTTCAATAGATGAAAGTCAATCCAAGAATACCGAAATAAATAATGTGGAAAATTCCAAGAACATTTATCAAAATTATTGGAAAAATGTAAAAAATGAAATAATCAATGTAAAGGATTTTATTATACCATCCGATATTTGTGAATCATGTCGTGCAGGAGAACTTATACCCCAAGATGAAGAAGGTATCTTAATATGTAATAATAACAAATGCGGTAAATTCATTACATATATAGTAGATAATGCAAAACCCACGAACAAAGAACCCCCCAATGAAGTATCGTACACTGCATATATTCGTCTCAATCATTTCAAAGAAATATTATCGCAATTTCAGGCGAAAGAAACCACCCAAATACCGGAAGAAGTCATAACGGCAATACGTAATCGTATTAAAAAAGAGCGCATCAAAGACATGAAAGAATTGAATTATGATAAAATGCGCGAGATCTTGCGAAAATTGGGATTGAATAAATATTTTGAACACATTCAATATATCAATTCTATTTTTGGAATAAAGCCGCCAATCATGAATGAAGAATTGCACGAAACCTTGTGTGTATTGTTTATTGAGATTCAACAGCCGTGGGCTATTCATTGTCCAGCAAATAGAACCAATTTTTTCAATTACACGTATACATTGTATCAATTGTGCGTACTATTGGGTCAAACGCAATATTTACCCTATATTCCACTCATGAAAGATCGTACAAAACAATTGGAACAAGACATGATATGGAAAAAGGTGTGCGAAGATTTGGATTGGGAATTCTGCGGAACAATATAAAGTGTTTCATTTATGTAGACCTACTCCGGTGGGACCTTCTTTAGAACGTCATTTCAAATATTCAGTGGTATAAATAAAAAAATGCGTAAAGATCTTTTATACAGCTTTAGTCAAAATATAATATTTTTGTATTATATATAACAACCATGATTACGAGGTATGTACAAGCGTATGATCTATCAGTCCCGGGTCATAATAAATTTAGATATTATAGATTAGACATACCAGATGGTGCGGTTGAAACTACTCTAGTAACGCGAACAGAGGTGAGGCCGATCGGCCGAGGCCGTTATGAAATCATTAGTGCACCGGTTAGAATACCGTATAGTCAAATACTAAGTTTAAGTTATAGAGTTCTTTCCGAGATTAGAACTCGGGGTCGCAGTAGATCTCGGAGTCACAGTAGATCTCCGGAACAGAGTAGATCTTCGGTCCGGGGTAGACCTCGGGGTCAGGGTAGAGATGTGAATGATATGGAAGTGCGTGATGTTGACAGGGATGATATTGTAGGGGGTAAAAAATCTCGTAAAAATATAAACCATAAAACGAAATTAGAAAAAAGAAGAACTGCACGTAAGCAGTCTTAATGATTTTACACTTCTTATTTTTTATAATAGTTGGGCGTTTTACACCCTTGAAAAATTACAATGATTGTATTATCCAATAATGGATATTCTTACGATCTCATAATCTCATTGTCTCACACTAATATTTTATATAAAATAAAATATTATGTATTGTTTTTTACATCACTAGGTAATGGGTTTACATCACAGGAAACTTGACAAGGTTGAATCCTACACCAAGACCAGCACCCTGTCTAACGGATGATCCCATGGAAGGGATGAAGACATCAAGGATACTGAATGTAGCCGCAGCAGTTAGTGCAATGATAACAATCTCTTCAACGTTAAGAGACTTCTTGGGGACAAGAACAGCAACAATTGCCACAACAAGACCTTCCACAAGATATTTGATGGCACGCTTAACAAGTTCTCCGAAATCAAAACCGCTCATTTTGTTTTATATATTATAATAAAACAAAAAAATGTCATGTCAAATAAATATCTTTAAATAAAATACCCTAAATGCAAAAACAATTAAAATACCTAAAATACGCTAAATACACTAAAATAGTAAAACACTAAAATAATATAAACACAATAGTATCTTAATACTATTCATCTAAATGTCTGGTTTTGAAAGAAAAACATTGAATAATGGAAAACCCAATCCTAAATATATTGATGTATGTGACGAAGATCCACCCATTGCTGGTCAAAAATTCGTTTGTATGTCATTCATTTCACCAGAAAAAGTGCTAAAGCAGCGTGAACTCTTTTTATTCCAGCATTTTGTGAAACAATGGGATTTGACAAAATCTATGGACAAGTTCTCCGAGTTTCTGCATTTTCTATCATATAAATACAGTCTAAATATTGAAAATGTGATTCAAGATTTGAATGAATTTATCAAAGAGGAAGAACCCAAATTAAAAGAGGAAACCATTGAAACCGATTTTTATAATTTCATGGATAAAAACGAAGCCCGTTTAAATGAAAAATTCAACAAAGAACACGAATTCCAAACATCCGTCCGTGGACTCAAAGTGCGAGGTGTATTTTCCACACAAGAAGAGGCCGAAATGAAATGCAAAACCCTCCGTGAATATGATCCCAATCACGATATTTTTGTAGGACCCGTTGGAATATGGATTCCATGGGACCCGGATGCATACAAAACGGGTAAAATTGAGTTTATGGAAGAAGAACTCAACCAGTTACATCAAGAAAAAATGAAAAACGAAGCCAAGGCCAAACAAGAGTTTGAACAACGCATCAAAGATACGAAAAAGAAGGCCATTGAAGAGAATGTCAAGTTGGCAAATAAGAGTGGAAATGTTCTTACTCAAACCATGGACGAAGAGGGCAATTTGATTGGTGTAAAAGACACTATTGATTTTGAGTCACGCGAAGCCGCTGAAACGGATACCAGTAAAGTGCGAGAACAGCAATACACCGATGCCGTGGAACGATTGGCGAAAAAAGAGGATTAACCCTTTCCCATATTCTTCAATTTTTTGTTTTTATGTATAAAAAATTGAAATGCTTTTTTTATAAATTGTGTATCATAAATTGCACAACGCAATAATAAAAATTACGAGCAAACTTTCAAAACAACACTACAAATATGCAACAAATCGCGCATAAATACTTCATAGAACGCAAAGTTCCCGCGGAAATTGTAGATAACGAGTTCAATCAAGTATATCATGAGGATTGGTCCGATATTTCCATTCCGTGCCTTCCAGAGAGCTTTGAAGATAAAACAAATGTTCGTTTCTTCATAAAAGATATTCTGCGTCTGGGGGTAGTACGTCATATTGAATATTTGAAAGATGCAATGGGTAAAACATGTGCATTCATTCAGTTTGCGTATTGGAATGATAGCGATGAAGTAAAACAATTCCGCTATCATATGGAACACATGGAATACTTGGATGTCTACGGGGTTCAACTCTTATACACATCCCCCGTTGCCGCGAACTTTTACAATGACGGTAAGACCGAAGCATATTTATCATTGAGTTATTATTTTCGGGATCTTCCAAACAGCTCATTTGTTCGCATGAAAATCAAGAACCGCATACACCATGATATGCATCAAAAGATGAATCAGTTGACGGAAACACTGGAGAATGTCGTCAAAGAAAATGCGGTATTGAAACAACAAATGCAATTTGTAATGGATAGACTGTTTCCAGCACCGAACACTTATTACACATCCAGTGGTGAAATCCCATCTGCATCAGTATTGGATACAGATGATATTCAATCCCTGGAAGATAACAGCAATGCGATTTCATATATAGATACAGATACAGACGATGACGATGATGACGACAGCTATACCGAATTCCATCCAGACGAGTTTTTTGAAGATTCCATAGAAAACGTTGAAAACATAATTATGTTGGAACATGCCATCATGATCAAAGATATTAATACAATTGCCAGATATTTCCTGAAATACAAAAAGTGGGCAACAGATCAACCTTATTTAGGATGTGTATTCAAAGAATTTTGCGAGGACAACAATATCAGCGGGGAGTTGAGAACCAATGTAGCGGCCATTCTTCATACTATGAATAATTCATTCACACACGCAAAGGATTGCAATGTAAATGTAAGTGTATAATCCAGGTAACAACAATCAGGTAAGTTTCAGGTAATTTTATTATATATTTTATCAAATAACCCCTCACACAAATTGTATTCTATAAGTCGCAATATAATACAATTTTTTTTACACCTTTACTTAATCATTACGTCCATAATGGGCTTAACCATTTACTTGTAAAAATCCCCGCCATGTGGGTTTTTTCAATAAAAAATAAAAACATTACATGAATATTTTTATTTTTATTTTTTATTTTTTATAGAAATTGGTTTATTTTGAATATCAATATGTAAATGAAGGGTCGCCAGTAATTCTTTGTAAAAACTTTTCAATAATTTCATCTATTTCACATGCATAAAACTTGTAATGTGTACCTCGTTCAGGATAACCCCAACGGCCATACATATAAATTTCATAAGGTTCATGACAACGTCCCTGGCGTATTTCATTCACGAAGTCTGTGCAATTTGGATTGACATGTTGTAAGTTTTCAAAATGAGTATCATCAGATTTCATATAACGACTGACAAAGTGTACATAATTCTTGAAAATTCCTTTTAGTCTTCGTACTATGGTTCTCCCACTAGGAATTCGGGAATTTCCGGAATATATATATTCAGGTACGCTATATTCAATATAATACATTTTACCAGGTTGTAAATCTTTCATTAGAACTTGTTTCATTTTTGCAATTATGTTTTATTATTCTCTTTTGAATTATACATAATGAAGTAAATGTAAAAAGGATTTCAATTTTTTACACCTTTTCACATTAACCCTTTACTTGTAAAAATACCGCCATGCGGGATTTTCCAATAAAGGGAGAACTTTTCTCAATATAATAAGACCATACATGGAGTACCTTCCGCTTTACTATACCAAATGTATGAATTATTTATTATATCATACAAAACACCTAATATACGTAGATATCTACCATTTATTCTTTTTCACATTTATTGCGGGTCCGGCATTCCGTTTCTTTGATTTGGAAGGATCATAGGCTTCATCTTCATCATCCGATCCCATGTTTTTAGAAATCTCCCAGAATTCTTTGGATCCCAATTTAAATTCGGGTCTGTTCTCCGCTTTATACCAAAATATTTGATCATTTAATTTATTGGATTTGGCATTGTTGTTAATGACCAAACATTCATAATTCTCCGTGGTTTGATCCATTACACTGGAAAATGCCTCCAGTGTTGGAAACATAGACGCATAATTTTCCCATATACGTTTTCGGTTTGTCATATAAGGTTCTCTTAAAATAAATACATAATCAATGTTTGTACGCAAATTGGGTGGTATACCCAGCGGATATTGCATGGTAATAATCAACATGATTTTCCAATGACGACCATTCATAAATAATAAGCGCATCATTTTATCCCGAGTCCACGATTGATCATATAAACAATCATCTAATATTACGAATGCACGCGGGTCAATGGTAGTACGCCGGTAGGTTTCCATTTCTTTATTCATTTGTTTTAGCACGATTTTCTGGCGACGTAAAACGTTTTCAATAAGAACCGTATTGTATTCTTCATGAATGAATAGTTTAGGAACATGTCCTGCATAAAATCCGTTTCCCGCTTCTGTTCCGGATATCACCGTACCGATGGGTATGTCCTGATGATGATATAATAAATCTCGCACCAAATACGATTTACCGGTATCACGCCGACCAATCATTACGATTACGGGACCTTTATTCTCATCGGGTTTGAATGTAATTGTTCTCATATCAAATTTCTTTAACTCCAATGATGACATGGTTAAATGATGATATATATTAAATATATTAAATCATTCCTATTTTTACACATTAGATGACCAAACTCTTTATTGTAAAAATAGAATAAGACAATACACCCCCATTTGGGTACACTAAATGTATGAATTATTGTCTAGCAAAGCGGAGGGAAAGGGCTAAATGTTTTCATCATGTAAATCATAAAGCGTTAAATATTACAAAAAAATAATAAAGTAGATTAAATATACGGAACTTTCAAACATGAACTCTCAATCCATAGGAGAATCTGTAGAAATATCCATTACACCTATATATAATGAATTATTCAATATTAAATCCTTGGAAAATGAATATGTAAAATCCGCAGAGGATGAACTGTTTGATTATAATCCATTTGCCATAGAACATCAGCAATCCTATAATCCAATTTATGCATCTTTATTTGAATGTGAAAAGGAAGCCGACAACAAATTAGACTTGATTTCATTCAACCGAAAATACAATTTCGTCAATATGAATACCATTGAAGAATTAGAAACAAAACAACATATTCAAAAACCCGTTTTCATTAAATTTGCGCCGTTATTGGATCCCATTAAATACATGATTGGCAAATATGAAAAATACGGAAGCGAATCCATCACACATATGCCCAAATACAATGAATCCGTCTTTGCGAAAATTGACAATATACATAATTCATCCTACGTAGACTGTTTTTTTAGTTATTTGAGTAGTCGGTTATTACACGATTATGGTGTACCCCATGGGATTGATTTTCTCGGCTGTAATTTAGGTGTTCAATCCAAATATAAAATGAATATTTATGATGACCTGGAATATTTGACAAATTCGCCTTTTTTTAATTCCAATAAAGGTAAATTATTTGAAGTGTCGGATTATGAAGAACCTCAATATTTAAATAATATATCCAGAGGACATAAAGAACGACTGGCCCTGAATGAAACGAAACATAATATTACAAATATATCTATTATTGAATTAGATGATATTCACGAGATTGGTGATGTGATTATTGGATCTGGAGCGGAAGCGGAAGGCATTGTCTCAGTCTCCTCACCAGAAGAAATATATCAAAAATCCCAATCTTTGAAAACGGTATCCTCCAGTGACAGTTCTAATAATAGTGAATTGAACTATAGTACAGATGAAGATGAAGGCGAAGATGAATGCGAAGATGAAGATGAAGGCGATGATGAAGACCAAGATGATGATGAATCTACTGAATATAGTACAATAGACGAAGATGATGCCGACTCTGTCACAGACTCAACTACAGACAATGAACCCTCATTATTTGCCTATATAAATAATTTTCCAGTGCAAATGATTTGTTTAGAAAAATGCGAAGGAACATTGGATGAACTTTTTATTAAAAACAAAATAGATATACACAGTGCTGCATCCGCCATGTTTCAAATTGTAATGACATTATTGATATACCAACGCGCATTCCAGTTTACGCACAATGATCTTCATACCAATAATATAATGTATGTATCCACAGAAGAAAAATATTTGTATTATGAATTTAATGGGAAAAAATACAGAGTTCCCACATATGGCAAAATATTCAAACTCATTGATTTTGGAAGAAGTATCTATAAAATAAATGGACAAATCTTCTGTAGCGACAGTTTTGCACCGGGGGGAGATGCCCATACTCAATATAATTTTGAACCCTTTTTCAATGAGAATAAACCGCGTTTAGAACCCAATTATAGTTTTGATTTATGCCGCCTGGGTTGTTCCATTTATGATTTTGTTATAGAAACCGATGATGAGAGTAACATGTCCATAGATCCCGAAAATATGGATGAATTCCAGAAAACCATTTATCGTTGGTGTTTGGATGATAACAATAAAAATGTATTGTATAAAAAGAACGGCGAAGAACGTTATCCCAATTTTAAATTATATAAAATGATTGCACGTACTGTACATAATCATACTCCGGAAAATCAATTGTCTTATCCCTTTTTCTCGCAGTTCGCTATTGACGATAATGAGTGGGAACATATTGTGAAATCACATAGTGGTAGTCCAAACATTATGCGTATTGCTTAATGGAGTAGTTGCGTATTTAGCAACAATGGTCTATTGTAATCTAATTTTTCGCTGGCATAATAATATAATTATATATTATTATACATGAGTGCATTTGATGATGATGATGATGATTATAACAAGAGAATTGGATTAAATAGATTAAATACTGAACAACTAATAGCATTCATTCAAAGTATTAATGAAAAACCAGTTGAATATATGCAAAAAACAAGTATAACAACTGCGATAAATGAATCAATACAAAATAATCATCATGATCTCAATAATAGAAAAATATTAGGTTTTGAATTTATACAATATGTTGCATGGGTATTGAATGACTATTACAAAATTTTGTATAAATTACACCTTGATTCTCAACGAAACAATAATCAATGTGGATATAAAAGCTGTGTTATTAGAATACATAATATTCCATTAATTAACTATGAAAACATAAAAAATGAAAACATAAAAAATGGTGTACAACGTATTATAAATATATTAAGATTTTTATCACGTATAGATTTAAGTATAGATTTAAATCCAGATTTACAAAGGTATATTACTAATAAACATAATAATATGGATATTCCATATAAAAATATCAAACAATTATTTGAAATATTTGGAATTAAGAAAACAGAGGATCTAAGTAAGTTCGTTATAGAAACTGAAGGTGGAACGCGGAAAAATCGTCGTAGAAAAACATCTAAAGTCACGAAAAAACATAGAAAATCATCTCGTCGCCGTCACAATTAACCCTTTATTCGTTATTACCAAACAACCACTCTATAATATTGAATGCAAACGCAAACGCAAATCCGGTTTTTAACGATTGTGCAAACGTGGTTCTATCTTCAACATAAACGACAGTTGGTTCCGCGGGTTGCACGGGTTGCGCAGGTCGTATATCATTTGGATTTGGTGCTGCCCCACCGAATAACATTTTTTTGTATTTTTCTAATAATTCTAAGAATTTATTCTGTGTGACAAATTTTTGACTTACCAATTTACCATCTACATATTTTTTTATTATATCCCCTTTCATTGTAGTATCACGACTAAACACCTCTGGTTTTTCAATAGAATATACCACACCTTTTTGGGGTAGATGACGATTTTTTATATTTTTGAATGTTTTGAATGTAATATTATTGGTTTGAAATGAGGGTCTATTCTTTTTGGTAATTCTTGCGCGCATATTTCTATGTGTACGGGTTCGTTTCCCACCACTAGTTGATTTTGATGTACTCGTCATATTATTATATATAATAATATGAAGAAAATATTTATTCCTCAAGTGTTATGTTTACACCTTTTCTCATTTATACCAGCGAAGATTTAAAATGGGACGCTCTAAAGAGCGTCATTTCAAATCATCACTGGAATCTGACCCTTGAGGAATTAAATGTCCCATTTTATATGAGAATTCATAAATAATTCTTCTTGATTTTTCGTGTCTTGTTTTTCTTGGATACATATTTTTTCTGGTCGTTCATAAGCATAGATATAGTTATAGTTTAGTTAATGATTCATCTCAAATTGTTTTAGATCCCTTATTTACAACATTGAATAAATATAATCAGACAGTGTAATTCTTAAAGGGTTATATTCCGGCGAAGATTTGAAATGTGAAACTCGTTCGCGCATCCATCCCATTGTACACCTTTAACGTTTCAAACGCGTATTTCAGCACCTGAATATTCTATCCAATCTCTTAATGTAAAAAATATAAAATCATCAGGTAAAATCCAATCTTTGAATTGAAGTTGGTAATGATGTTCTCTTGGAATTTTTTCTAATTCGTATCTCCAAGTTTTATGTGTGAATTCTCTATGCATAATATTCAAAAAATCATTTTCGGTATGTTCTCCTGTTTTATTAGAACCAATTCCAGTATAATAAATTTTCATATATTTATTATACTGATTAAATATGTATATTCTTTAACCCTTTCCCCAAAAACAATAATTTATACATTTAGAGTATTCCGGTACTCTATGTATGGTCTTGTTATATTGAGAAAAGTTTCAACTTTATTGGAAAAATCCTGCATGGCATGGTTTTTCCAAGTAAAGCGGTCATGTGTGTAATGTTTATATTAAAATCCAGGAACATCCGTAAATACCTGTGTATTTGCAGGGTTTATGACTTTACTATCGGTAACCACATTGAAAAAATCACTAATATAACCATCAAATGAAAAGAACAAATAGCTAGACAATAATGTACATATAAATACTATAATGGAATCCCTCACAAATAATTTCATGGGTTTTGATTCTTTATCCACGTATTTCATTTCAACGAATTTCATAACAGAAAACATCAAAGTAACAAACGCCGCCAAAATAAATTCCCTTTCCATGATGTATACAAAACGCTTAAATCTTTTATTTCCTAATAATACGCATCTATGACAATTCTTCAAATTCAAATAAGGGGGGTTCTTCCAATGAAATTGAATTTCCCACAGAATTCATATCCAATACATCAAAATCTGTTATTTTCACGGGTTCATCAAATATTTTGATTTTTTCGTCTTCGTCCTCGTCGTCACTATCTAAACGTTGTTGTAGGGAGCGTTCCATACTCACACGTTCTAAATGATCTATGGATTTGGGTGCTTCTACCGATTTTACACTATTATCTCTATCCAATACACTATCTATATCATTGAATGACAATCGGTTAATAATCGGTTCATTGTCAATGTTTTTGATCGTTGGAACCACTTCGGGAATATCATCTGCACGATTATGGGGTAATTCGGTATTCTCTTCTTTCGCATCGCCCGATACATTTGCATTTGTAGATTGTCCATCGCCTTCCAATACTGGATTTTCCACATTTTCAATTGTAACCTCTTCCTCTTGTTCTACCGATTCATCTAAATAGGCACGAATAATGGCTTCTGTGGGAATACTATCGCGAATGGTAATTAAAATGCATTCTTGAACAATGAGTTCCAATTCTCTATTGTTCTTTTGAATTTGCAACGGATTTGTATTTTTCTCAAAGAGATACACATTCATATAGGTTTTTCGCGCAACATTAATGTAGACCTTGTGAATAAAATGTTCTAATTTGGGAATGGAAATATCAATCTGTTTTTGACGATTTCCTACACGAACACTTGTGAGAACTTTCAATTGAATAATATGAACACATGTAATCAAATCTTCTAAATAATTACACCCGCTTTTTTCAATAATACGTTTAATTTCATTTTCTATAATCACCGAATTCCATTTGGGAACACGGCACAACAAATTTTGAAATGTCATTAAATATTTGGAAACTTCATTGTTGGTAACACACATGCTCCATGATTCGTCAAAAATAGAACGGATACCCTGTATTACCAATGGAGTTAAAATCCCGGTCAAACGTGCGCACCATTCGTTCCTACTTTCTTGTAGATTAGATAATACAAAATCATCCATTGTATGAAATTATGTTTATTATTTTTTATGTATTTTAACACAAAACATAATAATATTGTGTATGATTGATATAATTGTTATGTATCTTCAAATTCGTAAACTGCATTCATCATTTCAACTAATTCTTTAATTGTATTTTTTAGTTCTTTGATATCATTTTTGATTTCTATTATTTCTGTTTCTATTGAAAATTGTTTTTTTATTTCTGGTGTTTTTTTTACATTTTTAGGACTTTCTCTTCGCTGGATTGTTTCTATTATTTGATTTTTATCTAATTTTGTTTTATTTATTATTTCTTCCATAGTAATATGTTTCAAATGCATTTTATAAGCCATTTCTCTACGCCTTGCATTTATACCTCCAATAGTTCTATTATGTTTTTGTGCTATTGCTTCAATATCAATATTATTATTTAATTCTTCTAATAATAATATTTCTTCATCATAAGTCCATTTCTGTCCCATATTAGAAGGATAAATAATATCTGGGTTTTGAGTTTGACATCTTTTCAACATAAAACTTGTCATTTTATAGTAATAATAATTATATTTATATATTTATCATCATTTATTTGGAAATGGAAACAAAGATCAAATCCAATATATAGAACATCAGCAACTTCTCACAGCGATATTCCGCTTTAATATTATAAAATGTAACATTATAATTTATAATGTCCTTTTCCGCCCACCATCCCACATTCTCTATAAAATGTAAAATATCTAATCCTGATATTCCATGTTCATAAAAGATATTACACACATCCAATAGAGAACAATGAATGTTCTCCATGTTACCATTAATATTGTGAAAAGGAAACAAATGTTCTCTAATGAACTCCATTTTTTCTAGATCAATATCCGTTAAATCAATACTATGATTCAAATGATGTTGATGTAGATTGAGAACTTTGTATGAAACATCCTCCATGTTCTCATGATTACTATACTCGGGAACATAGATTTCGCAAAATCGCGACAATATGGGATTCAATAATTTATTTTTATTTTCTACAATAATAAAAAATCGCGTATTATAACTAAACGATTCAATGCATCTACGCAGTGCGGATTGTGCGTCCGTGGTCAAATGATCCGCATTCATTAATACAATGGTTTTGAACAATACCCCACTATTGGATTGTATATTGGTTTTTGCAAAAAATTTGAGTTCTTCTCTAATAAATTTAATTCCCTTTCCATGAGAACAATTGACAAAGAGAACATTGGTTTTGATTTTAGATTTATCATAATTGTATATTTTGTTTATAAATTCATATACAATTGTTTTTTTGCCGGTTCCCGATGATCCATTGAATATAATGTTGGGTATTTTATTATTTATTAAAAAATAATTTAATTTGTCTTCTATTTTTGTATTTTGTGGCAACAAAGGATGAGAACATTGCAATGTTCTATTTTGTTTAGAAGAATTTTCTGTAAAAAATTCGGTAGTATTCATGTGAAATATACAATACTAATATTTATGTTTGTATTTCTTTTTTGTATTTCTTTTATTATATCAATCAAATGTTCTCTACAACAATAAAAAATATCTATAATATAAAAATAAAATTTCTATAACATTACATGGATTCTATTTCCAATGATGAGAACATTAAAATAATTACTATAACAGAACCCAAAAAGAAGGCCTCACCGCATAATAAACCACAATCCCGCGATCATAATTCTCATGAAAAAAGTAAGCGTGCAATAACTCAAACAAAAATATGGAATTTTACTCCACAAGAATTATTATATTCATTCCAGAAAACATTATTAGAGAACATTGATATCCATGATCCACAAACACAATCCAAAGAATATTCGCATATTCTTTCATTTATTAAAAAAGAAATACAGAAGAAAATATATGGATACAAATGTCAAGATCTAAAAAAGGAATTGTTCTCCTCCTCTGATTTTGTAAAGATAGAGAACATTGTACAAAAATTAAAAGATTGCAATCTAACCTGTTATTATTGTAAAGAACCCATTTATATATTATATGAATTTGTAAGAGAATCCAAACAGTGGACACTGGAACGCATCAATAATGATGAAGGACACACTATAGACAATACCGAAATTGCATGTTTGTCGTGTAATTTAAGTAGACGATGTATATTTCATGAACGCTATTTATTTACAAAACAGATTACAAATATGGTCAAAGAGAACATTGACAACACTCCATAAAGAGATTGTAAAAGAATATAGAAATAATTATATATATTACAATATAAAGAAATATTCATTAAGTAAATGGACGAAATCAAAAACACCCCAACCCCCAATATAGAAACTACATTTACTGCGGCGGATTTATTATTGGAAAAAGAGAAAAATCACAATAAAGCCGACAATTGGAATAAATTGGATAAAACGGAGAAGATCCAAAAACTCCACGCATTTGCCGAAAAGTATGGTAAAACGCAAAATCTTCCATTAAAAGAAGTCAAATCGTTGAAAATGTTCTTTATAGAATGTTTGGAAAAGTCCAAATTGACAAAAACCAAAGATGTCAATTATGACAAAGAAAAAAGAGAAATTATAAGTATTCCATCTCTTTTTTTCAATACAAGTTCTCGCAATTTTACTTTAAAAATCATGGACAATAAACGTATATCTACTTTGAAATCTCTCACCCCGAAACGTATCAGCGAAAAGAATACAACATCTCAACAACAACAAGAAACCGAAACAATTCCTCAATGTTCTCCAGAAAACACATAAATCTTCATGGATAAAGAAGATAAAATAATATATTCATATATAATATTAGAATGGATCACGATTCACCTTATGTAACATGTACAAGCGAGTCTGATATTGAGACTTCATTTGATTCATCTACGGATACATGTGAAACCGATAATGATAGTGATCTTATAGATGCCCCATGGATTGAAAAATGCAGTGAAGATGATTTGTTAGAATTAGAATGTAGTGTCCACGAATTAATTGGCGAATATTTACATTTTGAAATATCACAAATGGCAAATCCCCAATTTATGGAAATGATTACAAATGATATTGTAAATCTATTGTTTGAGGATTTTTTGGATTATAAATTGACCACTGAAGATGATTTTGAGGATTTTGAACAACACGTATCACAAATATGTGCGGATTTTTTTGAAACCAATTATAATGTAATTCCGCGTTCATATAAAACTCCTCCTCCATGTTCTCCCAAGAGCAAGGAAGAGATCCAACAATTGGAAACCCAAATTACAAAATTAAAAAATATGCCACAATCCAAACAGAAATCCCGCGAATGGTATGAATCCCGCCACGCAATAATTACCGCATCCAATTTATGGAAAGTATTTGCGAGTGAATTGCAAGTCAACAGTCTAATATATGAAAAATGTAAACCCCTGGATTACAATTCGCCCAATATAACCCAAAGTGTAAATACCCTATCTGCCACTCACTGGGGCAATAAATACGAAGAAGTCACTGTAATGATATACGAGAAATTGTTCTCCACGAAAGTAGAAGATTTCGGTTGTATTATTCACAGCAAATATCCTTATATTGGTGCATCACCGGATGGTATCAATTGTGACAAAACATCCCCCTTGTATGGACGTATGTTGGAAATCAAGAACATTGTAAACCGCGAAATCACCGGAATACCCAAATACGAATATTGGATTCAAACCCAAATTCAAATGGAAACGTGCGAATTGGAAGAATGCGATTTTATGGAAACCCGATTCAAGGAATATTCTACACCGGAAGAATTTTATTATGGGGAATTCCTACATGAACATCGTGGCGTCATATTATATTTTGTAGAAAAATATGTGATGGGTAACCCCCCTCCATCCAATAGTCCACATTATGTATATATGCCTTTATCCCATTCTTTGGAAAAAGAGGATGTGACCGCCTGGATACAGAATAAACGCGATGAATTGAAATCCACGCATACATTGTATGAAACCCAATATTGGTATTTGGATGAATATTCGTGTGTTCTCATTAAACGCAATCGCGATTGGTTCAATAGTATAATACATAAAATAGAAAATGTATGGAATATTATTCAAAAGGAGAAAGTGGAAGGCTATGAACACCGTATGCCCAAAAAGAAAATAGTACAGAAGTTGGAAGTCACCCATGATGAAAATACTACAAATCAAGTTATACGCAATTTGCCGGAAATGCATAAATCGGTTTGTCTAATCAAACTAAATGACGATGGAAGTATTTATGAGTAGTACATTTTTTGTTACATAGGGATAAAAATATAGTATAATAAAAGACATAAAAAGTTATAGACATGTATTGTAATATGTCTATAACAACAGAAGAAACCATGTTCTCAACATCCGGATCATCATCATCGTCATCAGCAACAGATAAAGACATGCGTGTAACCAAACGAAATGGTTCCGTGGAAATCGTGTCCTTTGATAAAATATTAAATCGTATAAAAAACATCGGCATGGAATCCAATATAAATATCAATTACACCAGTTTAGTGGTGAAAGTGATTGATCAATTATATGATTTAATTTCCACGACGAAAATTGACGAATTGAGTGCGGAGCAATGTGCATCTATGGCATCTATTCACCCCGATTATAATGTATTGGCAGGACGCATCATAATCTCCAATCATCATAAAGATACTTCCTCCATATTCAGTGATGTAATGCACGAATTATATTCAAACACCGATATTCACGGGTCACCCACTCCAATGATATCACGACAATTATACGAAACCGTCCAACTCCACAGTGAAGAATTAAATGCATTATGTGATTATTCCCGCGATTATCTCATTGATTACTTTGGATTCAAAACATTGGAACGATCCTATTTGATGCAGGTAAACCGCAAGGTGGTTGAACGCCCACAACATATGTGGTTAAGAGTGGCAATGGGTATCCACGGGACCAATATGGAAAAAATAAAGGAAACCTATCATCTCATGTCGCAAAAATATTTCACACACGCAACACCCACACTATTCAATGCCGGGACCAATCACCCCCAGTTGTCTTCGTGTTATTTGATTGCCATGGAAAATGATAGTATTGAAGGCATTTATAATACATTGAAAGATTGCGCGCTCATTTCAAAATGGGCGGGCGGAATTGGAATGCATATACATAATATTCGCGCATCGGGGAGTCGCATTCGCGGAACCAATGGTCAATCCAATGGTATAGTTCCCATGCTCAAAGTATTCAACAATACCGCCAAATATGTGGATCAGTGTCTACATCCATCCACCATAATATATACACAACATGGTCCAAAACAAATCCAACACGTCGCGGCCAATGAAACCCAAATCTATGGATTGAACGGGGAACTGGAGACAATTGGCAATGTATTAGAACATTCTTATTATGGAGACATGTTACAAATACAATCCGCACACTCCCATTTACCCTTACAAATCACCCCGGAACATCCAGTATATGTATTACCAAAAGATAGAAATGAATGTGAATGGATGGAGGCGGGGAAACTGATGAAAGGGGATAAAATCGCCTATTCTATTCCGCAACATTCCGTGGACGTGGAATCTATTCGCGAAGACGATTGTTTCATGTATGGTATTATATTATTGTATGGATTTATCAATAAAAATAACGAATATTGTACGTTGAAATTCAATTCGGTCAATGAAGTTTTTACGAATTTTATAATAGAATATTTTGAAAAAAATACAATTGATTACAAAGTATTACGCGATAAAAATAAAATAGAATTCATTTGGAAAGGAAGCATTCACAGTCCATTCCGCTATTATTATTTTTATAATGAACAGGGTCGCCGTAGATTGCATCATAAATGGCTGAACTTACCTATACATAAAAGCATGAATATTATAAAATGTTTTACAATTGAACCCACTGCAAATCAACCCAATATGGAATACATATTATATAATGAAACGAATTACGAATTGTTAAATGCACTCAAATTTTTATTATTAAAAATGGGCGTGCTCGCCGGAATCACTACCTATGAAAAGACATTATTAAACACGCCATATAATACATCTTGTATTGTTCCCGATACGAATGAACAATCTTATGTATTATCTATTCCCAAAACATCCGAAATATGTAAATTGTTAGGTATAAATACATTATCCACAAATCGTCCATTTACATTTGAATGGCATAGCCATTTATTGTTATCTCCCATTACCCAAATAACGAAAACGACTTACAGCGGTATTTTATTTGATTTACAAATGACAAATGAACACAATTATTTATTAGACAATGGGATTGTACATAATGGAGGCGGTAAACGCAATGGATCTTTTGCGATTTATTTGGAACCCTGGCACGCGGATATTGAATTGTTTTTACAAATGCGTAAAAACCACGGCGATGAAGAATTGAAAGCCCGTGATTTATTCTATGCATTATGGATGCCCGATCTTTTCATGGAGAGGGTCAAAGCCGGTGGTAAATGGACACTCATGTGTCCGGATGAATGTCCGGGATTGGCCGATGTATATGCCGAGGATTTTGTCAAATTATATGAATCCTATGAATCCAAAGGAAAGGGGCGTAAAACGTTGAATGCCCGTGATTTATGGTTTCAAATATTAGATGCGCAAATGGAAACGGGTACGCCCTACATCTTATATAAAGATGCCGTGAACCGCAAATCCAATCAAAAAAATCTGGGGGTTATCAAATCCAGTAATTTGTGTTGCGAAATCACCGAGTATAGTGATAGTAATGAAACCGCCGTATGTAATCTTGCAAGTATTGCTTTGCCATCATTTGTGAAATCGTCATCCAATGTGGATGGAGCAGTGAATCACACATTTGATTATGATGAATTACACCGAATTACCCGTGTAGTCACCTATAATTTGAATCGCATTATAGATATCAATTATTATCCTACGGCAAAGACCGAATTGAGCAATAGAAAACATAGACCGATTGGTATTGGAGTGCAAGGTTTGGCCGATGTATTCATGCAATTGAATCTCCCCTTTTCATCTAAAGAAGCAAAAGAAATCAATCGTTTAATATTTGAGACCATTTATCATGCGGCATTGGAAGAATCCTGCGAATTATCCATACGAGAGGGCCATTATGATACATTTGTGGGATCTCCTGCGAGCCGCGGTATACTCCAATTTGACATGTGGAATATCAATGTTTCCAATTCGCGATACAATTGGGAAGAGTTGAGAGCAAAAATAATGACAAATGGACTACGCAATTCGCTATTGGTTGCACCCATGCCAACTGCATCTACATCGCAAATATTGGGTTATAATGAATGTATTGAACCCATTACCAGTAATATCTATAGTCGTAGAACATTGGCCGGCGAATTCATTATTGCAAATAAATATATGATGAAAGACTTGTTGGATTTGGGATTGTGGGATGAGAAAATCAAAAATAATATTATTGCGAACAATGGAAGTATTCAACACATTGAATCCATTCCGGAAGAAATACGCAATAAATATCGCACGGTGTGGGAATTGCCTATGCGCGATTTGATTGATATGGCGGCGGATAGGGGGGCATATATTTGCCAGAGCCAGAGTTTGAATTTGTGGTTAGAAGATCCCAATTACAACAATCTCACGTCTATGCATTTCTATGGGTGGAGTAAGGGATTGAAAACAGGTATTTATTATTTGCGTCGCCGTGCGGCTCATAAAGCGCAGCAATTTACAATAGAAGTTGAAAAAAAAGAGACAACCACGTCTCATTATATAGAAGATGAAGTGTGTGAAATGTGTTCCGCGTAAATGATGTGTGTGTGATGATTTTTGATTTATATAATATGAATATGATTATATAAATGACTTACCGACTTACCTATACCAACTGCATTGCCATGGAAATAATACGATTGAATTTCACATCGTGAATGTCTTTCTCCATGTAAAATTTGATAAAACAACGCAAACAAACAATGACATCAATCACTGCATTGTGTAAATGCTGCGGAACGGTTTGAAACAATTGCAAATACAATTCGCATAATTTGGGATATTTCTTATAGGGGCGGTTGTGTTTATCCATTTTAATAATATTGCAGACATTGACACTGGATTTCATTGTACAAAATGTATCAATATTTTTCACGCGCAAGAATATGGGATTGAACAATGAAATGATTTGCGGAACCCGTTGTTCCAGCTTGGCATAATTGCGTTCAATCTCAAACTCAATCATACGAATATCAAATGCAATATTATGTGCAATAATACAATCCGCTTGTATTGCTGTATTGTAAAAATCAATGAGTGCGTCTGTAATATCATGTCCACGCGTGTCACATGTATGTTGAGTGATTCCCGTGATCTCAGTAATCAATGGCGGAATTTGAATACCCTCGTCCAATTTGATATAGTAGTTGCCCATTTTTTTCATTCTATAATTACACGTATCAAATAATATATAACTCAATTGAATAATGCGCGGCATTTCTGGGGAATTGATATTCTCGGGTGTAATTTTGGGCAAGAACCCCGTGGTTTCCGTATCAAATACGAGAACATTCCTGTAATGTTTTTTGAAAACCACTGGAGGCAGTTCTAATGGAATGTTCTCATGACCTGAAGAACCTGTATTTGATGGATCTATTGGTTTTTTGGTATATTTGCGTTTGACTGCAACCTCTGTGGATACTGGAGAGAGTTCACATGCAGATGCAGAAGCAGCAGCGGAATCATGGATCACAATAGTTTCTGGTATGGTTTGGGGTAATGAGAATGTATCATTCTTCGTGTCGTCTATGGCAAGTGTTTTATTTGGATCTTCGTGCATATACAATGGAGTTTGGGCTACTGCGGATGCAGTGTATGGAATAGTATGATGAATTGAAGGGAGTACATCATACGCGACCAATCCAGTATTCATTGTGGGGTAGAACAATTCCATTTGCATTTTTTTGTGTGTTTGGTAACTTTTGGAAGATTTGTATTAAAGAGCAGACAGGTGCTGTGTATATCTCTTCTATAGATTCAATAAAAGACATTCAATTTTATGGATAAAAAATTATGACATTCTATAAAAGACATATAAAAATATGCAACTATATATAATCAATTATGCTTTCTAACAATCATATTACCATTGTAACATCCATCATTTATTTACAAGAACATGATATTTCCCTTGCAGATGTTCTCATACATTTATCTACATTAATTGAGATTGATATTCCCATTGTGATATTTGTAGATGAGAACTATTCCAATATATTGAATGATCATATCAAATCTTGTCATCCCACTGCGAATCATATTTATGTTGAAGTATTGAATTTCAAAGATACATGGATATATCAAGAATGTGTGGGAAGAGAACATTTGCAATTGCCCCAACATCGCAATGAAAATAAAGATACCTATGATTTTATATTGTCAAGCCATATGAAACATGAATGTATCATGCGGGCACTTGAAACCAATCCTTATAATACCACCCATTTTATGTGGATGAATATGGATATTGCAAAATTATTTCATCCCCATAAAAACGAAGTTGTCCAGTTCTTAAGAGAACTTTCAGTAAGAAATTTGGCCCCCTCATTTTTAGTATTCCCCGGATGCTGGGATA